TAAATAAATGGCAACAACATTCGTAGATTATACTGGGGATGGGAACGCTACTAAGTCGTTTTCTTTCCCTTCTATACAAGAGTCAGATGTAAAAGTAGAAGTAGATGAAGTAATAAAGTCATCTGGTACTCACTACAATATAACAAACTACACTACTACAGGTGGAGGTAATGTAGTTTTTACATCAGGCAATATACCAAGCAGCCCTTCAGCAATACGTATCTTTCGTGATACAAACGTAGATAGTGCAAAGGCTACATATACGGCAGGGTCATCAGTCAAGGCAGCTGACCTTAATAATAACCACGAGCAGTTACTGTTTGCTGCACAAGAAGAACAGAATCAAACAGTTATAACAAGTCGTATAAAAGACGGTGCAGTTACTACAGCTAAAATAAAAGCTGACAACATTACAAGTGCACTTATAGCCGACGATCAGATTAACTCTGAGCATTATGTTGACGGATCTATAGATACACAGCATATAGCTAATTTACAGGTTACAACAGCTAAAATAGCAAATGACGCTATAGACGGTACTAAATTAGCAGACAATGCTGTTGATTCTGAGCACTATACTGACGGATCTATTGATCGTGTACATTTAGAAGCAGACATAATAGATAGCAGTAAATTAGCTGATAACGCAGTTAACTCTGAACACTATGTAGACGGTTCTATAGACAGAGTACACCTAGAAGCTGACATCATAGATAGTACAAAGCTAGCCGATAATGCTGTAGGAACTGAGCATATACAAGCTGATGCTGTTACAATGGCTAAGTTAGGTAGTGGTGCTTTACCGACTGATATAACAGTAGCTAGTGCAAATATTGTTGACGGAACAATAGCTACAGCAGATATTGCAAACGATGCAGTTACTACAAACAAAATCGCAGACAGTGAGTTAAAAACTCTAGCTGGTATGCAGTCAACAACTGCGTCAAACCTAGCAAGCGGTACAGCTCTTACAGCTTCTACAGCCGAGCTAAACCAGCTTGACGGTATTACACTTGAGACTTCTGTTACTACAAACAGTGACACTCGTATACCTACATCAAAGGCTGTAAACGATCTTGTATTGTCTGTAACAAATGCTCTTGGTGGTTTTGTAGCTATCGCAAACGAGACTAGCTTTCCTACAGCCAACCCTGATCCTAGCAACAATGCTGGTACAGTTGTATCTATATCACAACTTGCAAGCGGTCTTGCAGTCAATGGTAGTGGTGTAGCAACTATATCTAACGGTGCTGGTACAGGTAACACTGTAACTATAACTGGTTTTCCTAGCTCATTACATAGTCAGACATTACCAGCAAGCAGTGGTTTACAGGTACAAACAACATCAACCTTACACACATATACATTCCACAAACAGTTAGCTAGTGCAGCCGATATACAGGCTATCAGTGCAACAGTTAACTCATTCTCAAACAGATACAGAGTGTCATCTTCTGCACCTACATCTTCTCTAGATGGTGGTGACTTATGGTACGACACAACTAACAGTAAACTTATGGTTTACTCTGCTCAAAACTCTGCATGGGAAGAGTCATCTGCGATTGGTAACTTTTTTATATCTACAATATCTAGCTCATCTGCTACAGGTGGAGGAAGTGCAACAGCAAATGGAACAGCTTACAGATTTACTATATCAGATGCCCCAGTTAGTGCACAGCAACTTATTGTCAGCGTCGATGGAGTCATTCAGAAACCTAACAGTGGATCCAGTCAGCCAAGCGAGGGCTTCGTTCTTGTGGGTAATGACATTATTTTTGGGGCCGCCCCTGCTAACGGTGCTAGCCTCTTTGTTACTGTCATCGGGTCAACAGTCGGAATAGGTACACCTAGCAATAATACAGTTACAACAGCAATACTACAGAATGGATCAGTTACAACTGCAAAAATTGTAGACGCTAATGTTACTGCTGCAAAGCTTGCTGACACGTCTGTAAGTGCTGGTAGCTATGGATCAGCAACTTCTATTCCAAGCTTTACTGTAGACGCTCAGGGACGGCTTACAGCAGCGTCTGGTAATACTCTTAACACAGATGTAGTTGGTGATACAACACCACAGCTAGGTGGTGACTTACAAAGCAATGGTCACGATATTGATTTTGCTGATAATGATAAAGCAATATTTGGTACTAATGGAGATTTAGAAATCTATCATTCTAATCAACATAGTGTAATTCGTACTACAACTGGCTCTACTGGAAACTTAAATATTCGCAGTGATAATGATATTATTCTTGGAACACTAGTCGATGGAAATAATTTTATAGTATGTACTGAAGGTGGAGAAGTAGAACTTTACCATAATTCTGTAAAAAAATTAGAAACAAAAACTTATGGAGTTTTATCAGCTGGTAATTTTTCTATAGGTGATGATGGCGGTGGTGCTACAAAAAGATTTGTTGCTGGAGAAGGTAATGATTTATTAATTTACCACGATTCTACAAATACAAAAAATATTATTGACAACAATACATCTAATTTAGAAATAGTACATGGTACTGAAAAACAAATTGTTGCTGAATGTGATGGATCAGTAGAGTTATATGAAAATGGTGTTAAGAGATTAGAAACAACCACATCAGGTGTGTCTGTAAATGGAGATATTCAAGCAATAGGTAATATAGATATACCTAATACTTCAATGTTGAAATTAGGTAACTCAGATCAATTTGAGATATTTCAACAAGCAAATAACGGTAATGCAATAATAAGAAGTACTGGATCTTTAAGTCTATCTCTAAAAACGGACGGCAATAATATAAACTTTATAGATCATACTGGTATTAGCGATGTAACAATGGCTGCGTTTAATACTGGTGGTTCTTGTGAGTTTAATCATGGATCGACTAAACGTTTAGAAACAACATCAACTGGAGCCACAGTTACTGGTAATGCAACTGCAACTGGTTCTGTATCAGACAGCAAAGGTGATTTACGTTCTATACCATACGGAACGGTTCAAACTAGCAGCTATACATTAGTAGCTAGTGATGCTGGTCAAGCTGTTCCTAGTACATCAGGTGGATGGACAGTTCCTAATAATGTATTTGCACCCGGTGACGCAGTAACTCTTATCAATGCAAGTGGTTCAGATATGACCATTACGCAAGGATCAGGAGTTCTTATTTATGATTCTGCTAATGCTGGAGCAAATGGAAACCGCACACTTGCTACGAGAGGAATAGCTACTCTTTATTTTTCATCTACTAGCGGTGCCTATATTACAGGAGCAGGGTTAAGCTAATGCAACAGATGTTTTTAGGTCTCGGTGCAAAAGGTGAGGCAGAAGAAACTATCAGTTCTACTACAACAGATCTTGTTCTTGCAACACTTTTTGGAACCGATTGGACAGCAAACATACCTAAGATTTTAAACATAAATAGTGGTGTAACTGTAGGAGCTACAGTGGGTAATCCAGCTATTCTAATTTCTTCTGGTTTGGTAAACACATTAGTCATTAATAATGCTGGAACTATTACTGGGCATGGAGGTACTTCTGGTGCTTCTAGTGGTAATGGAGTCCCTCAAGGAGGCCCAAATGGTGGTGATGGCGGAGATGGCGGAGATGGTATCTCAGTTGCATCTACCGGAGCTACCATAAACAACACTGGCACAATATCTGGCGGCGGCGGAGGCGGCGGCGGCGGAGGTGCTGGTGAGACAGGCAACCAAGTCATAAATGGGGTGAACTATACCCGATCTGGTAGAAGAGGTGGTGTTGGAGGAGTAGGTGCTGGATACAACCAATCTGCTGGCAGTGGAACAAATGGACTAACTGGAAATACGTATCGTGGTACTGGTGGTAACGGAGGTGACGGCGGAGCTTTAGGTGCTGCTGGATCAGATGGTGGTACTGGTGGTTATGTAAGCGGTTGGCCACCCCGATCTCCCGGAGTAGGTGGTAGCGGTGGAGCTGCCGGAAAAGCTATTAATAATGGTGGAGCTACTTGGACAAACGGTACAACATCTGGTACTTACAATGGTGCTTATACATAAAATCAAATGACATTAACTTCGATTAAAAGAGACGGTCTAGATGGAGAAGCTCTAGATATCGTTTTTACAATAGGTGCTAGCGGCACAGATCACTACACCTTTCAAGGAGAGGGTCTTAACGGAACTGTTAATGACCCCACACTTTACCTGACAAGAGGTAAAACATATAGATTTGAGAACGGCACAGGTGCTCATCCTATACGTATACAAAGTACATCTGGAGCAAGTGGTACTGCATACAACACTGGCGTAACTAACAACGCTGGTAGTGGTACAGTTATCGTAGAAGTACAACACGATGCTCCTGATGTTTTATACTATCAGTGTACCAGTCATGCAGCTATGAACGGTATACTATACATTACTGGTGCACTAGCAGACGGTGGTGTAACAGAAGCAAAGCTTGCAAACAGTGCAGTTACTGAAGCTAAAATAGCTAACGGTGCAGTTACTACAGTCAAGATTGCAGACCAAGCTGTAACACTAGCTAAACTTCCACACGGCACATCATCTAACGATGGTAAGTTCTTACGAGCAAACAACGGAGCAGACCCTAGCTTTGAAACTATAACTGGTACAACAATAAACAATAACGCAGATAACAGAGTTATTACTGGCTCTGGTACTGCTAATACTTTAAATGCAGAGTCAAGCGTAATTATAGATTCTAATGGAAGACTAGGTATTAATAACACAAGTCCTGATAGAAAGCTTGAAGTTCAAAATGATGGTGATTATGCAGCTAAGTTTAGTGGTGGATCTGGTTCTGGTCATACCTCAATAGAAATAGGACAAGTAGCTACAAATGGTTCTGCCGGATTTAACGCAACTGGTGGATCAATGTTATTTGATATAGCTGGTGCTGAGAAAATGCGACTAAATACGTCTGGAGACTTACTTATAGGTAAAACTGTTACAGCTTTCACTTCAGATGGTATTCGTGCGAACGGCAATGGATTAATAGCAGTATCTAGATCATCCACAAGTACAGTAGGAGGAACTGCCAATGGTGCAAGTGTTACCTTATGTAATCCTAGTGCTACTGATAATAACTTTTCAAATGTTGGTTTTTATAAAGCAGATGGACTTGTAACTTCACAGATTAATGGTATTAATGTAAGTCAGTCTAGTCGTCACGGTGCTCTTAGTTTCTTAACTCATGACGGATCAGTACTGACCGAAAGGATGAACATAGATCAAAATGGTGATATAGTAATTGGAACTTCCTCTTGGTCATATAAAAAAGCATTAAATGTTCAAGGTTCTACTGGTGCGATTCTTTCTTTAGCAAACTATGATACAACTTCGTACGCAGCAGATACTAATACTGCAATAGAACTTCGTGTCAATACTGGTAACACAGGATATACTAATGGTTCTTGCGAAATAAGAGCACTTAAAGAAAACGGAACAAACGGAAATAATGCAAGAGCATTAAGTTTTTATACTGGTGCTAATGGTGCTAGCCCATCAGAAAAATTAAGAATTTTATCTGGCGGAGGTATAACCTTTAACGGAGACACATCAACAGCCAACGCACTTGACGATTATGAAGAAGGTACTTGGACTCCGCAAGCTGCTTCAGGAGCTTCAGGTTATACATTTTCAAATCATGCTGGATATTACAGAAAAATTGGAGATTTAGTTTGGTGGTTTGTACACGTAACAATTACTGCGGTTCCGAATGATAACGGTGTATATGAAATACATGGTTTACCTTATACTTCAGCTGCTACAAACCATAACTATGGCTGGAACGCAAATATTGTTTATACAGCTAACGCAAACAGTACGATCATAGCAAATATGCGACCTCTAGTACAAAGAGCAGCTTCATATGTTTACTTCCATAAAGTGGGAGTTGGATCTTCGCAAAGAGTATCAAACTCTGAATTCCGTACTGGTATGCAAGGAGAGACTATGATTATGGCTGGTAATTATCAAGCCGGATAGACCGAGCTACGTCTATAAACTAAGCCTAAACCTGTTTTAATCGGAGATTAATCCTAATGGCATTAAGCGAATCAATCGAATACGACAAGATAGAAGTTGTCGGCCCATACAAAGCGGTACAAGTCCGCAAAGCAACTGTCATCAAAAAAGATGGCACAGAAATGGCAAGGTCTTTTGAAAGATATGTACTACAGCCCGGAACACTTGATGCTTCTGACAATCTTGTAGATACAGATATATCAGGAGAACCAGCAGAAGTATCTGCAATTTGCAATGCAGTCTGGACTACTGATGTAAAAGCTGCTTGGAAAGCATATTTAATATCACAAGAACCAAGTAAAGATGCAGCAACTGAATAGTGGACATACCTACCATAAGGTTACCACCTGCACAAAAATTTGAAACAATATCTATACCGCTGCCTACTGCTGACGTTCCTAGTTATGTACCTTTGGTAGTGCCTCCTAGTGATCTTAGAGAACCAGAAGGTACAGAACCAGAGGCTACAGAAGAAGCACCTACTGGCATAAGGCAGGTTGACATACCGTTTACGGACTTTCAAATGCCTTTACCAGAAAACGAAATACTTATAACGGCTTCTACTACAGCAGTCGTTTCTGTAGCTGCAACCCTAACTG